AGTGCTTTACCTGTTCCGGGCAATGTGCCATAGTCATTGAGAAAACCATTGATCTTACGATATCCGCCTTGCAGTGCAGGTTCATAGTTGATTAGACGGATAGCACTACCAGAAAATTGAGACGCCTGTGTAAGCGGGTCTTGGTTCTTCACCAGCCCACCGTTGCATACTGCGGCAAATGTGCGAAGATTATCAGGCATCAGAAGCCGTCAGTTGAGTAAAAGCCGATACGATTGGGACGAATGATGATAGTTGTATTCATCCGTAGAGGCGGATCAACAAGCAGCCTACGCATCATCTTGATGCCTTTGTCAAACTTGTCACGGTAGAACGCATACGCCTGATCGTTGGAACGGAACTGCATCATATACATCATTGCACCGTCAATGACGACATGCTTGAAACGATCAGGGATGATGCTCGTGTCAGTAGCAAGCACAAGATCAGAGGGAAACTTCCAATAGCGATATTCAATTACATAGGCAGCTTTAGGAAGCGGAGACACACCAAATTTACGATCCTGCGTCATGTAGACATAGGTGGGGATAGTGTATCCGCCTGTGCCGCCCTGATCTTCCATAGGACGATGATACCTAATGTATTCGTCATAGGTAATCAGTTCAAGACGCTGAGGGTTGTTAGTGTCATTCAGTTCACGGATGTAGAACGTATCCCAATCAGCCTTGGAGTAATCAGCAGGAAAGCTGTAAGTGCCAGTGCCTATGGTAAGCGTCTGTGTGGTAGTCTGAAGCGTGAAGTACCACTCTTGTGCATCTTGCAGGATTTCACGAATGGAAGAGTTGATTGCATCTTTTGCGAGGGCTTGCACATTACGCACAGTAGCAAAGTCGTTTGTATCGACCTGAACCTCGTTCAGCCGACGCAGCACTTCATTGGTGAGATTGAGAAATGTGGATGACACGGTGCTATCCTACATCAAGCAGTAGCAGCAGTCAGAGAAATGTAATGAACAGCAATGCGAACTTCACCAGTATCAAGCGTACCAGCGTCAGGTGTCAGCACAACGTTGGTAGCAGAACCGTAGTATACAGGCGATGCAATAGTGAAGTTGGAAATATTCGTTTTGGTTTCAGCAGCAAATGCAATACCCGTGCCCCAACGATCCACATCAGTGCCATCACCAACAGCAAAGGACACAGCAGTAGTGCCGACAATGATCGTCTTAACAAAGACAGTCACACCAAGCACAAGCGAATTAGCGGGGATCAAGTTAGTGGCAGTGGCAGAAGTTGCAATATTGAGCAGCGTGGATGCATGAGTGGCAGTCGTAGCAATACCGTTGCCGCCAGAGACAGCAACAGAGGTAAACGTACCAGCAGCAGGAGTAGTGCCGCCAATGACAGCACTATTGATCGTCCCACCAGAAATAGTGGGAGACGTAAGCGTTTTGTTGGTCAGCGTCTGTGTACCAGTTGTGGTAACGCCAGCAGTAGTAAGGCTGTTATACGCAGTGCTGCCATCACCGACTTTGATAATACCAGTATCAGCTTCAACATAGACGAGGCCACGGACAGTGGTGGGGTTGAGGGCAGCCCAATCCGCTGCAGCCAGAACAGCGTATTCACGAAGAGATGCAGGTTTAGACATAGCGGATTTGCTCCCACAAAATGTTAAAGTAGGGAGGGCAGCAATATGCCACCCTCCCCGCTGTTATTAGAGTTGGTTGCGCGAAACTTCGTCAGCGCGGATACGACCGATAACGTTGGTGTCAACGCAGCAAGCGATAACACGCAGACGACCAGTCGTAACGTCAGCCGAAGCAGCGATCAGCTTGACATCAATCGTGTCAGTCGTGGTGACATGCTGAACAAACGTCGAAGCAGCACCAGTCGTAACAGTCATGGCTTGGCCGTTCGAGCCAGACGCAAGCCAGCCAGCAGCAGTCACGTCACCACCGTCAACGATGTCATCACCTTCAGCGAAGTCGATGTCAACCGTGGGCGAGGTGCCATTGAACGCTTTCTCGACGTTGGCACCAGCAAACAGCACAAGCGTGTTAGCCGGGATTTCGAGAAGCTGGAAGATGTCGCCGTTGGCACAGCTATAGCCATCAGCAACAAGTTTGTCGATGTCGAGCACGGCTTCACGAAGGTACATGCCATTCGATTGATACCGCGAACGCGCAGCCGCGATGGAGTCAGAATTGACACCAATCGTAGCTTTGGAAGTCATGTCGTAGGTTGCCATTGTCAGGTTCCTCCTTTAATTCAACAGCTTACGCGAGGTTGTACTTGGCGGTAACAATCGCTTCAGGACGAAGGATTTTACGGCCATAGAGGTGCATACCCCGAACAATGTCAGCAAACGAGTCAGGATCGCGATAGGTTTCTGTCTTGCTGATCTGCTCAGCAGTGGCGACAGCCGAATCATGACCAGCAACGACGACACCGAAGTTGTTGTTCTGGTTGCCAGTACCAGTGGTACCCGGACCAGTGCCCTTTTTCGGCAGGTTGTTCGACACGTGAACACGGAAGCCGTGGAAGTTGCTGAGCACGAGGCCATTACGCAGCGCACCCGACTGACCCCACTCGGCCTGAAGCAGACGCGAATCTTCATCGCGGAGGACTTCAAGCATCACAGGATCGACAACGAGCCAGCGACCCGTCGATTCCACGTTCTGCTGGTCAAGCAGACGAGCCATACGCGAAACGAGCATGGCAGGCGACACGTAGTCGGTCGGAAGCGACGTAGCGCCCGGAAGACGAGCAGCAACGGGGATCGAGTGATCGCCAGCACCAACAGTGGTGATGTTGCCAAACGAACTCTTGATCAACTTCATGCCAGTCAGAAGTTCATCCGAACCAGCCGACGAGATAGCTTTCGTGCCGTTCACGATGTCATTAACGGTGTCAGCAGCGGAGTGCAGAGCCGACTGCTTGTAGCCAGACAGGTAGCCAAGAACTTCTTGGTCATGCTGGTCAGCAAGACGATAGGCAGCACGGTTGGTCGCAAGGTCCATGAAGTTGACATGCGAATGCGCAGCTTCGATGTCATCAACTTTGAACGCATAGTAGTTCGCTTTGTCGATGATGAGCGAAAAGTCTTCGTCATCAAGGTCTTGCGGCGTGATCTGAGTGCCACGAGCATACGCAGCAACCGAGATTTCCAAAACAGTTACGTATGCCTTTTTAATTTCGCATACCTTTAGGTTTCCCTAAAGTTCAGACTATATCTTCACCCCTTAGGGTGTCCTGCGCTCGTGGGATATACTTGTCTACATGAGCAAGTTTATACTTCATAGAAGGAAATACGTATGGTGCCACGACAGATACAAACGTCCTAGAGTCGTTTGTGTTAAACCGCAAAGAATACTTGTTGCTGCGCTTATCCACATCAAACTTAGGTTCTATTTTGTACTTGTCAAGAAACCACTCCTTAAGAAGTTCTGCTTCATATTTTGAACAATACGTAGAGATACGTGTCATACAACCGCAAGGCGCTTTTGTTTTTGCGTTCTTTGAAATAGTGCCGCTTCCGTCATCCATATACCACAGTGCTAAGCTGTAGTCTGTTAGATAACTAAGAAGCTGTTCCGTAAAGAGTTTTTTGCCTTGTGGATACATCACTCTGTGCATCTGCCTAAAGTAGGCTTCATTACGATACAACTGATGGTTCGTGTACTCTTTTTGAGTAGAGTGATTGTAACTTTTGTGTGTATATATAGGTATTTCTTTTCCTCCAAGAATAGAATGAAGAAGACGCGCCTTATCTTTAAGATAAGCCAGTTGCATAGGTCCATGTCCTATGATTAACCGTGCTGTATCGTCTTTTGCACTCTTATTCAAGGAGATACAACCATCACCTATAGCCATCCCATAAAGGATGCCACGTTTACGTGCGTTCATGTTTTTCCCTTTCGTTAGCTACGCCGAGCCACTACTTGATTATAAGTATATCCTAGTCGTTGAACCTTCCCCTCTCGGGGCTTGGCTGCTGATTCCCATATCCTAAGACTTAGGGTTCCAGCAATTCACAGGATTATCTTACTGACGTTATGCCGCCAGAAGGCCCAAAATTCTAGGCTCTTTGATGATACGAACGGTGTCACCCTGATTAGCGATTTCACCGAAGTAATCCGAGTTCGTAATCGCACCGACAACGGTGGCCTTACGGAACGCGAGTTGGACTTTTTTCGAGTAGATTACGCTACTGAAATTGCCATTGGGCAGGTTGGTATAGCCTGCAGCAGTTTGAAAAGCCATTGTAGTATCCTCCATGAATGTTTGGCTTTGTTGTAGCTAAACACTGCATGTAGAGGCTGCACATTTCAGGGTGCGTCTCATGTAGCATTGGCCGACACTACATGAAACGGGCCTGCTGTTACAGGTGAGTCTCATGTCGTTGTTTAGGCTTTAGTCAAAGTCTAAGCAGGTATCCTTACGGGGCTGCTTAGACTTATTGGGCCAGCGTCCGCTACGCAGCTACCAGCCCATTGTCATACCTATAGTTATATCATAGGTAATTCTATTTGTCAAGCACTTTTTTATCGTGCTCCACCAGAAATATCATACACGAAAGTGCCATTGCGGATAGCTTCCATGATTTCGTCTTGACGCTTTTCGTATTCACGATCAGACATCTTCTGCACTTGGCTTTCGTAGATCGTTTTGCCACCACCATCAGCGTCAACATCAATCTTTGTCCGCTTGGTCACAATAGCAGATGCAGCATCCTTGGCAGCAGATTTGCGTCCACGAGTGTCAAGTCCATTTTCAAACTTGTACAGATCAATTACCTTGATGACACTTTTTGGATCATCTGCGTTTTCATACAGTGCATCCTTTACCCACTTCGGCTGCTCATCAGCCCAATTGTGGAAAGCATCACTGTCTCGCAGTTCATCGAAGTCCTTATGCACTGCACGAATTTCAGCTTCATTCTTCTTGCGCTCAGCTTCGGCACTCATTTCATCAATCTGCTTCAACCGTGCTTCTGCACCAGCAAACTTTTCACTTGCTTTCTTGTCTGCAATAGCCTCTACGATAGCTGCTACATCAGGATACTTTTTCATCCACGCTGCAACATCAGCATCATTCTTAGGGGCAACAATGCGACCTTCTTTTTGAGCAGACTCAAGGCGAGCCTCCATGTCTTTCAGCTTTTCCGTCAGTTCATTCATGTGCCTGCGAAGATCACCGTATCGCTTCTTGTAAGTCGCCTCTTCAGCAGACAGCTTCTCCTCTTTTTCTTCAGGTTCAGCCGCCTGCTTAACAGGTTCTTTCACTTGAGGCTTTGTTTCACGCCCTTCACGTTGCATCTTCTCAAGTTCTTCAATTTCTTTCTCATCCGCTTCAATACGGTTCATGAAAGCTGTATTACGAGAAGCAGTCACAACATATCCAGCGTTTTTGGGCGCTTCAACAGTACCAAGTTCAGCCATAATATACTCCTTTATATGGGGCTGTTACGTATAACAGGTCGCCTGATTATTTTGACACGAGTTGTGCTGAATGTCAAGCATCAGTTGTTTTGATTTTACGCTTTTCTGCTTTTTGTTTTTGAGGCCGTGTAGCGAGTCCACCTTTGCTGAAACCACGCTGAACACCACGGGAGATATCTCGCATTGCACCAGAGACACGTTCTGCCTCTCTTTCCTTATCAGACTTTGCACCGGGAGGGGAAGCAGCAGGAGAAGCACTTGCTGCACTTCTTGTACCAGCACCTCCTGCTTCAGGCCCTTCAAGCGCACTAACGCCTCGTGAAGAAACGCCAGACGGTCTGCCAGTAGCAACAGGAGCAGCACCAGTACCACGACCACCAACAGGAGCAGAGGCTGCAGTAGAGCGAGCAGTAGTAGCAGGACGCTCACCAAGTCCAGCAGACGTGCGGCCACCCGCAACAGGGGCAGTTGTAGCACGTGTGGCACTGGCAGTTGCAGCGCGCTCTTGCAACTTTGCAGTGTAAGGATTAGACATAGACAGAATCGCCTTACCAAGCAGTCCAATGTCTTCCATACGTGCATCAATCTGCGCCTGAATAGCCTCAGCAGCAGCAGTGTTGCCACTAGAAAGCGCCATCTCTTTGATCGCTTCCATCTTCTGCACTTGGTTAGCAGCCATCATGGAACGACCACCGGGAAGCAGTCCGACAATGGCACTTTCCATGCGGCCCGGAGCAGTTGCACGAGCAGCAGCAACAGGATCACTAAGAATGGCCTCATAGTTGCCAGCAGCCCATTCACCTGCTACATCGCGCGGAGGTGCTCTATCAGAGAAGCCACTTTCACGTTCAGCGGTTGCAGTAGGAGTAGGTGTAGTCACAGTGGGTGCTTGGCCTTGCGGAAAGTAGCCTTCAGGAATAGGCTGCTGTGCAACACCATTGACAAACATGATAGACATTTGTTGACCTTGTGTATTTTGATACACACGGTATTCAGTCTGTTGCTGTTGTTGCTGGGGCTGCTGGAAATAGCTGCTGCCCGGAGTCATCCAGTCCATTGGATTGAACGCAGGAGCACGAGCAGGTGCAGCGGGTGTAGCAGTAGGCGTCATGCCGCCTTGTTGCATCCGCACCATGCCGCCTTGTGCCATACCCATAGACGCCATCTGCATGTCAACACCGTTGCCACCGCCAGAGGTCTGCAATTCAGACACGTCAAAAGGCAGTTCATCTTCGTCATCGTCGTCTTCTTCATCTTCCATATTACCACGCATAGGCGCAGGTTCACCACCAATGCGGCCATCCTGCTCCATCTGCGCCATGCCTTCTTTGGCTTTAGCACGAAGCTTTTCAAAGAATGCCACACCGTAGTAACGCAGCACATCTGCAGGCACGACATATTCACCCTCAGAAAGCTGAGCAGGAATGTCATCACGTACTTCTGAAGCCATGCTGCCCGGAGGTATTTCATTGCCGCTGACAGGATCGCGGCGCATACCATCGTCAGCGATACCGCCTTCTTGCATTAGTCTATTCATTTGTGTCTCCGTGTTTTTGTCTACCATGCCGCCTTCTGCGAAACGTGGACGTGTCAGGTTGTAGTTTTTGTTGACGAGGCCGCTGAAGTCTATTTCTGTGCCTTCTGCTATTTTAGGCAATTGTTTAATCAATTCAATGTAGCCTCGATTTGCATTCAATACAAACTCATCAAGTGTCCATTTTTTGTCATACTTGAAATTTGGAAGTGTGTCTTCCAGATGCTGGATGTATGCGTCAAATTTAGAATCGTCGTAATTCCTAAATCCAATTTGTCTATTGTAATGTCTGTTAGCAACTATTTCAAAAATTTCGGATACGCCAGTATCATCATCGTAGTCATCTATGATACCTTTTCTAAGAGCGTAATCAACAAATTGTTTTTCCAATGAGTTGCCTGTGTAAGGCAAGTCAACTTTTCTTACAACAAAGTCGTCACCAAACTCTTTCTTGTATTTGTCAAGCACCTTGTTTACAGAAGTGACATACGTTGCGTAAAAACCAGATTTAGGATCGAGTGCTTTATTATACTCTCTGCCCCCTTTATTAAACCGTGCCTCAACAATCTTCTCAAGGGGAGGTATCACAATACGCGACACACCACGCTTTTGCCCTTCTGCCATGAGAGCATCAATGGCAAGGCGTACGGATTCTTCTGTTTTAGCAATAGGAGGGACGCTGCGAGCAGTTTCAGTTTTAGGTACGGCGTCGTCAAACATGTATCTCAAGTTGTCTAAAAAGTAGGGATCAACTGCCTTGTCAAAGTAATCTCTTACAATTCTACCTCTTGATCTTGGTGTACTAAGGGGATCAGCAAACTGTTTAATAATGTCCTGTTTAGAGTAGTCATCTAACTGATTCCATCTTTGCAGGGCCTTATATGCATCAGTTTTTTCAGGAGCAAGAGGTGCTGTAATTATGTTGCCATCATCATCAATACCAATGAAGTCTAGTTGATCGTTGGAGAACTTAGTCAGTTCGTCATTTATGTAGGCATTGGTTATCTTCAAATTTTCTTCAATATCGTATTGCTTAGCTTTAGCAGCAGGCTCAAAACCCTGTTGCAGCAGATCGCTCTGCATTTCTTCAACAAGAATATAGTCGCCTAAGTTGTCCTCTTGTACGGAAGCACGAGTGTGAGCAAGAGTGTTTTTGTCGTAGTGCTGTGAAATAGCCTTAAAGCCGGGGTTGTCGCCTCTAGGATTTGCGTTTACAACAAGTTCAAAATAGTCTTTTTCATTGGCGCGGTTTAGCCCAACGTCTCTTTGTCGTTGATATCCTTCATATCCTTTCTTTTTATCAACAGTAACATCATACAGCCTACCACTGACAGCGTCCATCAGTTCCTGCTGCGTGTATCGTTTCTGCGGATCAATGTCTAGACCAATGCCTGCAACCTCAGAGTCCCGCACATCCGGGTTATCTTTCAGTTCCTTCAAGAACTGTGAACCCTTGATGCCATCACGAGGATATTCTAGTTGTTGAACAACAGATTCAATAGGGGAGCGGAAACGTGTTTGAGAGGAGCCTAAGGCAGCAGGTGGTTCATAGTCTGTTAAATAACGTAAACTACTAGAAAGAACCTCCAAGTTGAAAGGTGTTACGTCTTGTGGAATAATATCATTGTACTTTGATAGCACTTGTTTTGAAGCATATCTAGGATCATTTGCGTCATATATTTTTATGATATCGTTGAATAGGTCATTGTTATCTAAGTTAAGAACCGATAACTCTCTGCTTGTCATTCTGACCGATGCATAAGACCCCCTCGCTCTGGCTTGTTCTATTTTATTAGACAAGTCAGTTTTCAGATAGGCTATTTTATCCGTGAAATCTGTAAGAGGCCGCTGCTCAAAAAGAGGCCGCTGCTCAAACCTCGGCACCAGTGGCCGCTTAGGTTTACCACCTGCTTGTCCTACGTTACCCAAATTGCTTCCCAACACATTGGGATCATATGATTCAGCCATACGTGTAACAGCACGTGACACACCTTTAGCCAGAGGCTTAGTCAGCGGAATAGCTTCTGCAACACCAAGTCCAGCTTCAAGTACACCCATGCCAGTAGTAAGAGGATCGCCACTGGCAATGCCTCTCTTGGCTGTACGGTAGCCTTCTTGTGTAGCATAGGCTGCACCCATAGGCGTAAAGTCAAGCAGCCCTATGCCGCTGAGCATATCGCCCATCGCTTGAGGATTACCAACAATATCATCTGCAAGAGCATCAGCAGCGTTCCTGTTCATGCCCAATTCTTGCAGTTGTGTAGTAATTTTATAGCGATTGTCTTCCCTAAGCGTAGGCGTATAAGGCTCAATTTTTGCTTCAGATGTAGATTGAGCAGGCAGTGGCTTAGGGTACATCTGTCCTTCAGGCTCAAATGCCCGTGACCTCTGAATTTCTTCAGGTGTGTATCCTGCAGCTTCAAGATCAAGCCGTGCTTCAGGTGTGCCAAGACTTCCAATAGAGGCAACGTAGTCACGCATTTCTTTGAGTTTGAATGCTTCAGCAGTTCTGTCAACCATGATTCAGCTTATCCCTCAGCATCTTGAGTTTACGCAAAGCTGCAATCTCACCTTGTGCCCTATGCAGTTCCATTGCGTCACTAACTTGTTCCATACGCTTGTGTTGCACAGCAATTTCGCCATCCAGCATATCAAGAAAGCTGGACCACATGCCGTGATCATTTACGAACTTCTTCAGACTCATTGAATATTTCCGCTAAACCCAGATTCACCGGGACGCGCAGCGGCACCAACACCAATGTTGCCAGCACCGCCGCCAGTCATATCAGCCACTCCTGCGCCTGTAGGAGGCGCTCCTGCTCCCGCTGGTGCAGGGACACCCGGAGGACCAGCTTGCGGCCCAGCAGGCGCTCCCATAGCCTCTGGCAGCGGCTGCGCAAACTTCTTGAAGATTTCAGCTTGAACAGCAGCATCAGAAAGCGAGTTAGTCAGCTTGTCAGGATCGAGGTCCATGCTCTTTGCAATCTCACGAACAATATAATCCATTTTAGCAAACGGTGCAAGCACAGGATTAGACACAACGCCGAGGAACTGCATCAGACGCTGACTGCGCACTTCGTTAGCCATGAGGCTTTCAGTACCTTGTGCCCTGATTTCAAGATCGCCTTTGATTTCAGGATCATAGTCAAACTGCATGTTGAAGCTGAAGAGTGCCTTACCAAGAGGCGCAATCAGGTAATCATCAATGTTCTTGATGACAGTGCGGATGCTGCCGTTAGCAGCAGACATCAGCATCGAGATGCCACTTGCAGTCCTGCCAACACCGCTGACACCAGTTTGTCCATGAGCAAATGACGGGAAGCCAGTGCTTTCATCAGCAAGAACACGAGCCTTATCAAACAGTTGCATCAATTCACCAGTGACGTTCTGAAACTTAGTGCTGAACAATGCTTGACCCGGAGCGCCACCTTGCCTGCGGAAAATCTTGCCGGGATACAGTGTCATATCTTGCCCCGGCACAAGGTTGGTTTCATCGACTTCAAAGATCAGGTTGCCGCTGAGAACAGCATTATCAACAGCCATACGCATGAAGCCGTTCATGAGTTGCTGCGTGTCAGTCATGTTCTCTGCAATACCAACGCCAAAGAAGCTGTATGGACTGACTTCATACGGAACAGCAAAGTAAGGAATGATGCTGGGCTTGTATGGGTTCATCACAAGGCGAATGATATTGCCATTGCAAATCCATGCATTGATGCTGAGTTGATCAAGGCCACGAAGTTCAACAGGAATGTTGATGTCATGATCTTTCAACACATCAGCATCAACATAGCCCCAAAACTCATACACTTCAAAGCGTTCAGCTTTGTCATGAGCACGATCATCTTCCATTGCAAGTTCCCAATACTTGCGTTCATAGCTTTCGCCGCGTTCAATGGCACTGCTGATTGCATTAGCACGGAAGAATGGGCGCTTTTTCAAGGAGCGAAGCTGAGAGCGAGACATCTTGTGACGCTCAATGACATACTCTGCTTCATCCATGTTGGCAGCATCAGGATCAGGGTAGAAGTTCCACACTGACACGTAGCCAGTAGAAGGAACAGTCTTTACAAGAGGATTGTATTCACCTTCTTCATCCCAACGCGGATACTCTTTGTTTATGGCAAACGGACCCTTCATGATGCCTGTGCCAAACAGGGCGCAGTCAAATGCAGCAAGACGCAACTGCTTGTTTGCGTTGCTTTCTTCAAGCTGGTCCATGATCTTCTTCTGCATCTTCTTGGCTGAGACCATAGCAGGGTGGAATGTAATAGCAGTAGGCGTCGTGCCGGGGCCTTCAACAAGCTTCTCCATCACAGGAGACAGCTTATCTTTCATGCCACCAAGACGCCGCTGAAGGCTTTCCATCGTGTCTCCGGGCTGCAGCACAGTGTCAGGCCCAAACAAAACAGGACGCTCAGGCTTCTTGCCAAAAGCGTCCTTGAGTTGCTGTGTAGCCTGTTCAGCCTGCGGATTAGTCTCCATGTGGACACTTTCCGCAACGCCTTCAGGCAGAGTAGTAGGATCAACAGACAGCGGGAATGAATTGTTGGCAAACAGCACGTCAACGATTTGCCCATACGCCGCAAGCACTTTTGTCTTGGTGATCTTGACAAAGATGCGAGACTTTTCAGTTTCAGTAAACTGTGTTTCAGGACCGTAGATGCCACGATAGTTGCGATACGACATCAGCCACCGATCTTCATCCACACGGCGAGCATCTTCTGCCTCACTGAAGCGACCCATGATGTAGCTGACAAGCGTTCCAGCTTTGGGATCAACCGTATCGCCTTTTGTCTTGTCTTTCAGCGACGAGGACGCATCAGTTTCAAAAAGTTCTTCTTCCATGTTTTAGTATCCTAATACTGAGTCTGCAGGCTTGAATTTGTTACCATTTGATGCAGGATCGTAGTCCCATATGCTGCTGCGGGGACGGCTCATGATTCCGTATCGCAGCGCATCGTACCCGTGATCATTGGCCGCTGTATCTACGTCTTCTGGATTGTTTCTGTCCAGCGGTAGGACAGGCAATTCAGCAATCAAGTTAGTGCAAGTAGAGAAGAACACAAGTCTAGGCTCATTTGTGAACTCGTCTATCTGAAGCCTACGATGCAACTCGTTCTTGCCAGCTACGCGAGACCCTTTGCTTCGATCCGAGGGACGCCATCTGCAGCCCCTCATGATCATTTGCTCCGCAAGAGAAGGGCCTGTGTCACCACGCTTATGCCACAAAGACGAGTCCAGCACACCGTAGCGAATCTTGTCTTCTCTCTCTATCTCATTGATCATCTCAGCAAGATCAACCGCTGTGACTTTCTTGACGTAGAGTTCACGATACACGATAAGCTGCTCAGACGGTGTAACGGCAAACCACAAAACTGCAGTCATACTGCCGTAGCCATAGTCTGCTGCACGAAAACGCGCCCAATTGGACGGGATAGGAAAGGGATCAATGACGTGTATGTTCCTGTTAAACTCAGGAAATGCAGCGCCATCAGACACATCCCAATCGCCATACAGCAGTTGTCTACGCTGATTTTCTGGCATAGACAGAAGCATTGACTCGTATTCGCCATCCTTTGCAAGATAAGGATTGTCAAACAGTGTGGCAGGAATGAATCGCCGCTTGTAGAGTGGTTCACCTTCTCTGCTGTGACCTTTCGGAAACTTGAGTACTTCACCCGTTTCAAAGTCTACTGCAGCAAAGGCTTTATTATATGGCGACGGATCAACGAAACCCTTTTTCACCCAACTGTGTCCCGGACCACCGGGGTTGCTAGTGCATCGCATGTACAGTTTCAGTGTAGAATCAGCGGTACGAAGACGAGACCCCATGTAGTTGAATGCATAGGGAGTAGCCCATTGCGTCAACTCGTCAAAGCCAATCCAGTTAAATGCCTGTCCTTGATAGCGCAGAACATCCATGTCCCTGTCGAGATACGACATCCACAGTGTTCCACCACGAGGCGTAACCCACTGCTGCTTTCGTTCACTCCATCGAATGCCCGGAATAGCTTTAGGATACAACTCCTGTGATTTCATGATGAGTTCACGGAGTTCTTCAGTAGTATGTCGAACAAGAAGGCCACTGAAGCCGGGATTATTCATGTCACGCAAAGGGTCAGCAAGCATGGCATAGGATTTACCCAAAGCAACTTTAATCTTTGACGTAGAACCATGTTGGATAGTTAGAAGATTTTAGCCTATGTACAACAAACTGCCTATACGAGTTTAGTTGCCGTGCTGCCTCTCTAACACCTACGTACACAACGCCATCTATAGAAACCTTTTTCTTGTAAGGTTCATGTGATGCTTTAGCCTTTTCGCGTACTTCTGGATCGTTCATAGGGTTATTCTCTGATGTAAACAAATTCGGGTGTCTACTTAGAACTTCAGGATTGTGCATCGGATTCATGTTTCTCAACGAGTCGCTGAATACTCCACCGACAGACTCGTTGTAGAGTCGCTTTGACTTAACCGCCTCTACAGTAACAAGTTCCGCCTCTCTTGTCAAGGCTGCTTCTACGTCAGGATACAACTCAAACTCGTAGTTAAAGTTTTCTCTGCCGTACTTGCGTAACGCTTTGCCAAAAGCGTAAGGACTACTCCCGTGTTCTTTCATTCTACGCTTGAAGTTATTTGTAATGCCTATGTATGTTCTTCCAGAAGGCGATGTCGCCTTGTACAGTACGTATTGCATGTTTCTACCTTTTGGTACTTCAGCTTTCGCTGGTCAAACATTAAAGTTGCTTTGGACCATATCTTCACCCTGCGTAACAGGGGCTTCGCGCTTCGGGTTTCCCCTACTCCCTGACGGGATGGCCTCTGAACCTTCATCTCAGTGAGACGCTTGGCTGCTGATTGCTTAACTGTCTCTCTTTTCAAGCATTCACACTTACTGTTGCCAGTTATGTTGTAGCGTGAGACAGAATAAAAGTTTTCCAGCAGTTCACGAAGTTTATTTTGATCGTGTTACCACGAAAAGGTAGCGACAGAAAGCGTATTTACTTTACCACCAGCGGCTCCACCGAACAAGACTTGCCTTTCAGTAGCAGCCAAAAAATCTGTTTGAGGCCCCGGATTGGGTTTAAACACAATGTTTTGTGCATTCTCTACCTCGTATGCAGCAGCCATTGCTTTGGCTGGTACAATGTTTGTCTCTGACTTAATCTCAGGAGTTATCTTCGCTTTCGTTGTCCTTCGCTTTACCGAGGCGCGTCTTTTCGAGAGCGTCGAGTTGCTCAAGGATTTTTTTATACCGCCTCGCGTAGAAGCGTTTAAGATCAATGAGTCTCTTGCGTCGTCTGTCAATTTCAATCCTCTTCTTCAGACCTTTGCCACTGATGTATCTGCCTGTCTGTGTAGACAACCACGCAGCAACATCGTTGTAACTATACTTCCTTACGTGCTTCTTTGCAAGGTCTAAAAGCGACAATTCGTTATCGACAGGCAGCAGCCAATCATTATCTGCAGGATCAAGGATGTAACCAAAAGGCTGCTGCCTGTACATCTGCAGATTAGGTATGCGTTCCCATTCTTTGCGATACTTTTTCAGCGGATCAGGCGGTTTTGGTAGTGTCCAAAATCCGAGGTCTACTCGTTCAAGTTGGTACTTATTCCGTTTCTTCATTTTTAGCAGGCAGAATAAACAAAGGGTTACTGCCCCCTACTTCCACTTTTTCAGTCTTTGCGAAACCTGTGCGATCAAGGACATCACGCGCGGCAGCAATTTTGTCACGAATGCCGAGTTGCGTAGGATCATCCATGCCACTATTGAGTGCGTATGCAGCTTTCGGCGCAATACGTGACAGATATGTTCTAGTTGCATCAGCGATTTCCTCTTTGAGAGCATTAACGATGACAGTGGTTGCAGTGTTTTCACTGTAGCCAGCAATGCGCTTGGCTGCAACGACATCTCCATTTGCACCATCAAACAGCGCATCAAGGAAACGCTGTTGCTGTTCTGTGAGTTGTTTAGCCATATTTACGCCTCTTGCTTCTGGTGATTACGTCATACAGTGATCTGCCAATATCTTGTGGTGTAGGCAGAAGCCACCCTAGAAGCAGCAATAGCAGCACCCAAGGTGGAATGTTTGTATTGTTGACTTCTACTTTGTCTACAGCAGCAGCCTCTACCGTCTTGGTTTCAGTGATTACATCACGTCCCGCCTCAACTCTGTTCTCCTGCAGCGACACTTGCTGCCTGTTTTCCTTGCCGACTTGCGTATTGGCAGCAACATTTGTACCACCACCAAGCCCCATAGGCAGGCCACCACATGCGGACAACAGGAACAGAACAAAAAGCCATCGCCACATTACCGAGCCATTTCTTTGGCTACCTTGCGCACACTTTCGACACGACGACTCCACCCTTTGCCAAAGACATCCCAATGTTTCAGCCGTTTAAGGAAGGCAAGTCGTGCATCAAGGGCAGCGTCAATGATCTTTACAGGATCAGCCGCATTGATTGCAGCAAGTGTCTTTGGTCCGATTTTGCCATCAGGCTCAGCGCCAACAGCAAGCTGAATCCACTTCGGGGCACGTCCAATGCCAGAGTTGACAGAGCCATCCATCATCACAAGATCAACGCCATCAGGCAGTTGAGGACACTTTGTCGGATTCCAGTAGTTTTCACGATAGATGTCCATGGCTTCATCTTGCGTCATGTCCTTGACATCTTGTTTCGTGATAGGCTTACCACGCCACGACTGAAGCACAGCAAACGTAATGCCCATATTGGTTGCACCGCCGGGATCAGCAGGATGATCTACATAGCCACCCTCATGGTGAAAAATCTCTTTCATCACACGTTCAAAATTAGAGTCAGACATCAGTAATCCTTTTCATTTGCAGACATTGCAGCACTCTTGCTTGAAACAGGATGCTTTGTTGACATGTAGGCTGTAGCACCCATGTAAGCAGCAACTACACCAGTCTGAGCAATATAAAACAATCCAAGCAAATCTGCAAGAGCGGAAACACGCTCATTGCTGACAATAGGACTAAACAGAGCAGTAGTAAACGCTACCATTGTGAACATGGCAACCCATGCCATACGTTTTTGTGCATCTGCCTTCTCTTCACGAAGTTCAATCTCAAGCATACGCTCTCGACGTTCAACCTCTTCAGGTGTAATCTTTCCGTCTTTGTTTACGTCGAAATCAATGACCATGTTATTGCATCTTGTATGAGTAATATAGGAAGGCAAATGTTAACAGAAGGGCAGCAATGCCACTCATTGACAACACAAGCAATGCAGCAGAAATGATGGATTCCTTGATTTCTTGCTTGCGATATTCGTGCTCTTGTCTTTGCTTACGCACTTTTGCTTCAATTGATACAAACTCATTCCACGCAGACTGTCCATACGAAAACTGAACATATTGTTTCAGTTCATCACGCATTGCTTGTGCTTTGCGTTTGGCTGCAAAGATTTCAACAGCCTCTGCTTGAACGCTAGAACTGAATGATTTATACCACGGAGGCTCTTGATTCTTTCTTTCCAGAAACTCTAGGTCACTGATTGCTGTAGCCCACTGTGAAAGCTGCCCGCCCATGTCCTGTAGTTCACGTCCTATCTCAATGCCTTTTTTAAGCGCATTGAATGCAGTCGTAGCCGCTGCGATCAGCGTTACGGGGTCCATAGCATGTACTCCTGTTCAGGTTATGCTGCAGTCCCGTTAAAATGTTCTTCGACTGCTACAGTTACTGTGATCGACGTTGCGGCACTCGCAAGACCTCTGATCTTGTCATTTTTATGCAGGTAGAGTGGAAACTCTGTAAGCTGAACTAGCGAGTATGGTTTCAGTTCAACTTGTTCCATGATCGTGTAATATAGATTGGCAACACTGTCATACCAATCGAGGCTGACAGTAACAACACTAGCTGTAGCATTAGACACAATGATGCTGCCGACATCGCCATCATACCTATCTGGACATGTGTAAATATCAGAGTTGGTTATGCCCAACTCAAGTGAAACAGTGCGTCTTTTGCGATACGTATTCTGCATCAGTCAGTCAAATCCCAAAATGCCAAGGCACCAATGATGTCAGGAGTACCACTGAAGCCACGTGCTGCAAGTGTGTATACGTCACTCGTGCCAGCAAGAGTCACACCAAGTTGAAGATTGAAGTTGTAACTTTCAGTTTGCTCAAATGCACCGCCAGCTTGATTCGATGAGGTAAGATACGCCAGATCAACTATGGTACCACCAGACAAAGAGGTAGCTGCAACATCAAAGTCAACATGATTGAATGTGCCAGTTGTGTAAGATGCACCAGTCAGTGTAGCATTTCTAAGCAGAACAACTTCATAGTCTGCAGGACTTGAACGTGGAAACACTGAGAAACGAGCAGGAAGAACAACAGCACCCAGCTTATTTGCATTGAGCCTGATGCTTACAAGAGGTTCAAATGATGTGCTAAGCGTAGTAGCTGTAGTCATGCGTGCCCAATGCAGATCAGACTTCTGTTCGTAGCCACCTTCAGAAATGACAGTGGAGCAGATTTGTTTCAGTGTGGCATTAGACGATAGAGCAGCCTTTGCCTCAATCTCATAGCGGATAGGCAGAATGGCAGTTGTCATGTAGGTTGTAGATACAGAGTTTGCATTGTGGAAGATGTGAGCGAGGTGCAGCTTGCCATCAATCACAAAGCCACAGCGCACAGAGCCTACACCAAGCCATTCAAAGTCAAAGAATACGATCTGTGCTTTTGTGATGTCAAGTGTCAGTTTGCTAGGACCAGTGCCATCAAACTTGTCAAAATTCCAACTGGACTTGGCAACTTTACGACTGTCTGACACAGAGCCTGTAACATACGACCTAAGCACAAAGCTGAGTTCAGTGCCATCCAGTTGAAGAAACACACCGTTGTCAGTATCAAAGTAGCCAAGACGTTGACGCAGGTTTGTCTGTGCAGCAGCCATGACAAACGTAGCCATGACAAAAAGAGACTTTCCGGGTTGATACGGAAAGCGCCTGAGCGTCTGCCTGATAGCTTTATCGCCACTGGCAGTGGTAACGTTCATATTGCAGACACCCTCATTGGCTGCATGAGTGACTGTTGCACTGCCAGTCAGTGCCTCATCAAAATGTGGGTCTTTGCCGTATCTGTTTTGGCTGTCGAAGAGCGTAAATGGATGGCTTGTCCTGATACGACCAAAAGCATCGAGGGCGGTACCGTATAGATTTACGTTACCATCCCCCTCTGCAATATACGTATACTTAGGATAAGACGTTAGGCTCATTACTTCTTCGCTTTAGCGAGACACTTTCCAGCAGCCTTGCACTTTGCCGGATTGGGGCACTTGGAGCAGGGTTTGAACTTGGGAGGCATAGCCATGTCGTTATCCTTTGTGTTAGCGGTCTTCAAAGCGAGGCGGTCTAGCACTCGACCGTCCCGTTACAGTTTTATTTTTGCTCATGAAACGATCAAACGCAAGCTGCCCGCCAATCTCAGAAACAGGCAGCCCAGCACGTTCCCGCTCTCCACGAGACATGTTTTTCCACTGTTCGTAGGTGTATTCAACGGGACGATTGCGAGCACGGGTGAATTTGTCTTTGGCTTCACTCTCAGCACTAGCCCTCGCAAGAGCAGCACCAGCACGTTCAACAGTACGGCGACTACGTTCAGATGCAGCATTGCGCGACCTACGGGCACCAGATTCTTGTGTAGCTTGCTGATACGTCTTGGGAAGCACAGACATCGTAATCTCATCACGATTGGCTGTAGGACGCGGAGCAGGACGCGGAGTCTTTGTAGGCGTAGTCTTACGCTCTTTGCCTTCTTCCTTGTAATCCGTACTGTACGACTTTCCTTTCCACGTGAAAGTCTTACCTTTGCCCATCTCTTTACGAGCAGCAGCAAAAGCCTTGCTAAAACTCATGTCATCATACTTAGCCATGTCACTTGCCCCGAGCAGCGCCATTGGGTTTCATCGAAGCACCACAATTAGCCATACCACCTTTGGCGTAGCCTTTCATCATGCCGCCACCAGCCATAAAATTTTGTCGTATACTACGACCTTGTTGCATACGCTGCTTAATTGGATTAAGCGATCCTTTAGGCGGCGCTTTTGCAGGAGCAGCAGGGGCAGGGGCGTTTGCAGCTTTAGCAGCCCGCAGATTACGCTCATTAGCAGCTTTAGCAGCAGGCGTTGTACGAGAAGCAGCAGCAACATTTGCCCGCATATGTTGTGCTTCTTGCATAGCACCGGGTTTCATTTTCATCATTTCGTTTTACCTTTCTTGGTGACACCTTTGATTTTGCCTTTATTCTCGGTGGCGTAGAAGACCTGTTCGCCTTGTTTAGCCCCGTATTGCTTTTTCATTGCAGCCTTGATCTTTTCGCCCTTCTTGGTCAGCGGCATGTCAGACCCTCCGAATAGCGATGTAGACATCCACATCACCTGCGGAACCACCAGACAGCAGGGGCCGCAGATATACAGCAGACGAACGAAATTCAACAGCAGTAGTCGCATTGCCGACAGCAATTGCATCGCCATAGACATCATCAAGTGCCACCCAATTCGTGCCATCGTTGCTGCCTTGCAGCTTGACGGTGCCACTACCAAAAGTGCCAGTAACATGCATGAAACCTGTCACGGGAGCAGCACCAGCAACACGAAATGATTCAGGAGCAGTGTCATCGTGGTCAAGATTGTCATAGGTGTACAGCATGACACCGTTAGACGGGTTGGAAAGTGTTACAGTGAGTGCCATGGTTTACCTTTTTAGCTAAAATGTGTCAAAAAGAGGGGTCAGATTCAGTGTTTTTACCGACTTCGGTAACATCAAAGCAGGCTGCTTTGCCACCTCTGTCGTTGTCATCGAGGAATTTCATGAAAAGCTGCCCTTCATACATACATTCTTCAACAGAATCAAAGAATTTCAGCTTGTAGGCATACATATCACAGTCAATTGCAGCAGGAGAGTTACAAATCATTGCTACAAGAAGCCACATATGCTACTTCTTTCCTGCTTTGGCGTTTCTAGGGAACGACCTGTTGCTACTTTTAGGCTTCACACGCAGGTTAGACGGGCTATTGTCACGAGGATTGCCATTCTTGTGATCAATATCCTTGCCATCGCCCTTGGAAACACGTCCTTTACGCTCCATTTCACGCCTTGCAGCATTGCGTGAAGCACGTTTGCGCTTCTGCTCAGGAGCAGCGTGGTAGTTGCTATACTCAGAGCCGTAGTCACGTGACATATCAGCGATACCTTGCAGTCTTCTCAGCAATCTTGGATGGCTGTTTAACGAATTGTTTACCCGCCTTGGTGCCTTCTCTCTTGGCACGAGATGTAGCAGCATACTCAGCAGGCGTCAAGGCTTCACGTGCAGCCTTGGGAAGATAGCGTTCACCTGTAGCACCCTTGCCTACAGTAGATGGTTTACCTGATTTGGTACCCCATTCTTCCTTGGTCCACTTACGAAGGCTTTGCTGAGGCTTCTTGAGATTAGTCACGGTAGCCACCACCCTTAGCCTTATACTGCTGAGCAAGCATCTGTGCCTTACGCGCTGACCACTGACCTGCTTTGCCACCTTTGGTGCCAGCTTTGATGCTTTCAAACAGAGCCTTACGCATAGAAGGCTTCGTGTAGTTACCGGCTTCATTGACACGAGATTTGGTAGCCATGATTACCTCAAGCACTATGTTTTTCTAGATACTCTTCTGCTTCAGGGTCACTACTGTTTGACAAAAGATACACCCTAGCAAACTCAAGCAGCATAGGATCGTCACGAAAATGACCTAAGCCTCTGTTGCAGTGCCCGCACAGCATACCACGAATCTGTCCTGTAGCGTGATCGTGATCAACAACAAGTTTTTCGTTTGACCCACAGATAACGCAAGAAGTTACAGATGCCTTCATGTCAATCAAAGCAGTGTCTGATATTACAGAACGAAAGGCACCACGATTAATACTGCTGCGATATGCGCTTCTGCATTCTCTGCACCAACTGTCAAGCCCATTCTTCTTCTTGTTGTGAGGAGGAAAATGCTGCAAATCAGCAGGCTTTTCAGTCTTGCACTTTGTACAGGTCAGCAGTTCCATGCGCGCCTAGCCTTACGAAGCCTACTCTCAGGGTCTTTTGCAGCCTCAGGGAACATTTTCATCTGTCCTGCGGATCGAGCACAAAAACTTTTTCGCCTCTTTTTATCTTTATCTGTCTTTGGATTGGGAGCAGGAGGCTTCAGATTCATGCCTTGAGCACGTGCTGAAGCCCTGCCTTTGGCATTCAAGCCGCCAGCAGGGTCTTTGCCTTCTTTACGCTGCCATGCAGGGGACTTAGCCATTGTCACACCACGATGTTAAAACAGGCACAAGCTACAGGGCGTCATCTGTTACAACGCTTGTGCCTACGGCTTGGAATACAAATACGTATCAAAGCACCAGACGCCAAATACGGCTATGTAAATAGTTATAACACAACTGAAACTGTTTGTCAAGCATAATGTTTAGCATTAGCGAAACAATCTTCCGCAGCAATGTAGCCTTCGAGATACAAGGCTTCCTCTACATGGGAAAGGGGATACTTGATGCCAGTGTCAGCTTCAATGACAGCACGAATATAGAAGACTTCTGAAACTGGTATGTGCAGTGCTTCCAAAGCGTCATGAGAACGCTTACGGGAAGTTGCAGCTACAGCTTCATAGAAGGCTTCAAGTGCGTCATCACGGAATAGGGGATGTTTCATGATATACAGATAGGTAAGTTAAACATAGGCTGTTGTATGTTATAACATACAGTTGTAGCTTTTTTAACAAGACAGACTTCGCTGGATGCTACACTGCAGTGTCACATGTGTTTAACATGCTATGTCTAGTATAGACAGACCTCACCATTCGACTTCACACTTGTTAAGCTTTTTTGTGTCACTATCTTTTGCTTCACTTTCTTTTGTTTACACATACAGTTTCACATTCTATTCTACATATATAGTTATACCACATTCAAAACCCCATGTCAATTGCGCATTTTGTCGCACCCTATATTTCGTAGCCATATGTGTGACATTTTTACCACAGTAGTGTAGCAGGGAGTCATGGCTGATGGTACCTACTGAAGTGGTCCGCATGGGGGTGCCTCATGATGCTACCTTATATGATTAGACAAAATAGGGTAGCGGGATGCTGTTACATCGGTAGCACAGCAGCGTTGTGTGTAGAGGAGGCTGTAGAGGCAGTAAATGCGACATATTGTCGCAGTAAGAGCATTTACCCAATCTGTGTAGCTGTGTGTATACGTGTACGATACCCCCCGGCATGGCCCACGCCCGCCCCTGCTTTGCTGCCATGGCTAGGCATGTTCTAAAATTCCATGCAACAATGGAAAGCTAACCTATTGATTTGCAACGATATTCTAAAACATTCGTAACGCCAAGATTGCCCAAAATCAGGAATTGAACATGTGTTCAATAAATAGGTTAAGTCATTGATTTACATGCATAATCCCACAATGTTTTACCAAACGGTCAAAAATCGCTGTCTGGAAGCTGCCCAAACGCACACATACGCGCGGGAGCAATACATCCCACGAAACAGCCTATCGAAAGAGAGTGCCACACTATCTTCCGATATGTTTACATTCCCGAAACTGCCTGTCATACCTTGGCTATCGAAACGACGCAGACGCATAGCAGACCCTGACTAGGCCAGCAGCGCCAGACAGATGAGCGGCAGACGCGATAAACGCTAGGCGAGTGTAATCCAGTCTCGCTGCCTACGCCTACAGCCTACGCCTACAGCCTACGCCTACAGCCTACGCCTACAGCCTACGCCTACAGCCGAAAATACCGCTTGACAACGCCAAAACAGGAGTGCTACAGATGTAACACAACGTCAGATCATAGCCGCTTAGCGGTCAGCCGATACGGCACGGGGGCAATAAACGTGGATGCCACTAAGCCCCTAAGCGTGACGATAAACACGATGCCAAACCCCGGTTAAAGCGTTGCGTTGCAATGTTTCTTTCTCTGCACGTTGCATCTAACTTAGGCCAGCCTAAGCTTGTGCTTGACACATGGGATGCAATGTGCAGTATTGGAAACATGCCAGCAACAGAGGTGACACAATGCAAGTCGTCCATATCTCGAAGATGACAGGCAAGCTTGATGGTCTCAAAGCTATCAGCACCAACACCACCACAAATGCGTATTGCATCAAGCAGAACGCTAGTGGCAAAGCAGATAACATCTGCACCAAATGCTACAGCCACGCCATGCTTGGCTCGTATCGCAAGAACATGCAACCTGCTCTTCAGCGCAACAGTGAGGCGCTGGCAAACAGCATCCTTGCTGATGATGCTGTGCCAACCATCCTAGATGCTTTCTTCCGCTTCAATGCCCATGGCGAATTGATCAACCTTGTGCATCTTGAGAACCTCAACAGGATCGCGCGCAAGAACCCACATTGTTCCTTCGCTCTGTGGACTAAGCGCAACGACCTTGTTGCCAAATACTACGCAACCCGTGAGAAACCTGCTAACCTGATCTTGATCTACAGCAACCCCAAGATCGGCACCATCCTTGCCAAGCCGCCGCAGCACTTCGACCGGACGTTCAACAACGTGCTGGAACATGAGCATGTTGAACGCCAGAACTGCACCGGACAACAGTGCAAGGATTGCCGCCTCTGCTACACCATCAACAACGGGGTTGACACCATCGTTGAAATGGTCAAGAAATACTGACACAACACAACAGGAGTGACACAACATGATCTCTGCTAAGCCGAACCTCAATGGCAACACCTATGCTGATTTCGCTGATGCTTACATGGCGCTATCTGACGCCATGAGTGCAATAGATGCGGCACAGGCCAAGCTATGCAGCAACGTGTTGCATGGTCGCAACTACCTCACAACAGATGCAGGCGAGGATGCTTGCATTGATGATCGCCGCCGCATCCTCGATGCTTTGCACCATTGCCGCATGGCTGTCGGCAGCATCGCGTCTGAGGTTGCTGATGCTGTATCTGATAACGGGTGACACAACATGCTAAACAACATAGTTGACACGACCTGCTTCGCTGTGCTATGCAGCATCTGCTACCTGTTCCTGACACTGTGACAACGAGGAGAACACCATGTTCCTGATCTGTGCTACCATGCCGCTGAATGACAACACACGCGGCTTCCGCTTCAATGTGCTTGGCCTCAAGGGGCTGCTTCGTGTGCGCCGCATCAAGCGCCGTGCTCTGCGTATCGAGCGTGGCGACAGCATGACTGCGCTGCATGTTGGCAAGCTTAGCATCTACGCTGAGCACAAGGCTAACAAGCGCCGCATCAGACACTTTGCAGGGTGAGGAGTGACACAAATGCTTGACACTGTGGAACAGATGGACAGTTTCACTGCCTGTGGCATTGCCGAGGGCTTCATCGAGTGCGATGACGAAGACATGATGCAACAGGCATGGCAGCACCTGCACGACACAGGCCTTGCATATCAGTTGCAAGGATGGTATGGCAGGACAGCACAACGGCTTATCGAAGAGGGCTACATCAATGCTTAAGAACGCCGAGGACATCGCCCGTGCAGCATATGATGCAAACGCCAACAAGGATGATGCTGCACTGCAACACGCCATCCACCTGTGGAAACTATACTTCGACTGGCAGGATGAGGCAAAAGAGCATGGCCTCATTGGTGTCGGTTGCATCACCTATGCACAAGACAAGCTTGTGGCCTATCAGATGCTGCTAGAGGATATGACATGAGTGATAACATCGCTTGGCACTTCACTGGTGCCACCCTTCGAGACGGCTCTCCTATCCCTGCGATTGGTGAGACGCTGATTTACAAGGGCAGGATTAGACTGTGTGAACGCGGATACCACTGGTCGCTGAAGCCGCATCAGGCGCTGCACTACGCCCCCGGCAAGTTGCTGCACATGGTGCGATATGGTGGTGTGATTACCATGGACGACGACAAGGGTGTGTCGTCGGAGCGGACGATCCTTGCCACGATTGATGCCGAGCGCTTGCTGCGCCGCTTTGCTGCCGATCAGGCGCTGTCTGTGGCTCACCTTTGGGACATGCCAGAGGTCGTGCAGGAGTATCTAACTACACTGGACGAAAGCAAACGTGGTGCTGCTAGGGCTGCTGCTAGGGCTGCTGATTGGGCTGCTGCTTGGGCTGCTGCTAGGGTTGCTGCTAGGGCTGCTGCTGAGGCTGCTGCTTGGGCTGCTGCTAGGGCTGCTGCTAGGGCTGCTGCTAGGGCTGCTTGGGAGGCTGATAGGGCTGCTGCTAGGGCTGCTGATTGGGCTGAGTTTGACCGCCGCGTGTATGCGGCATTTGGAATGGAGACAACACAATGACACATGATGAACACGACCTGCTTGCCAATGCCAAGACATCCACCTACAACGGCTGGACAAATCGTGAGACGTGGCTTGCTAACCTCTGGCTTGTCGAAGGCAATGAGACGCCAGATGAGATGACGGCGGAGGCCCTGCGAAACAGGGTGCTCGACATGGTGCAGGCACTTGATGATGCCACCATTGTTGAGGGCTTCATATACGACTTGCTGATAGCAGCTATTGGTCGTATCAACTACAACGAAATCGTGGAGACCTACAAATGATGCTCGAACTTGAACCGAAACACCTCGTCGCTGTGCTGTGTATTTTCTGCTTGACATACACAGTCTACCTGATATACGACTTCGAGAAGACGAAGCTTGACTACGCTGACTACCACTGCCCGTAACACACACACAGGAGAGACTGACATGCCAAACCCATTCGGCAAATCTCGCAAAGTAGATGCACCCTATGCAATCTATGCAGGACACGGCCCCTTCGGTGACACTGAATGCCGCGTCCTGAAAACCTACCAAACTGTAGCCAATGAGCGCGGCAACCGCTACGCACGGTGGTTCGTCGCTGTGTCATCCAGTTTCACCTATGGTGGCTTCGACATGGGCGACAGCTACATCAAGGACGCTACCCATGGGCTGCGCCTTGTTGCCGCTGATCCTGAGTGGCTGCGTGAATATGGTATTGACACGGTGCTGCCTTTGCCATATGACTACATCAAGACATCACTGGCTGCGTAATCAAGGAGAGACGCAAATGGCCTTCGACATGATCCCCTCTGACATCGACTTCCCTGTTGCCTTTGAACCCACGAAGCTTGATGACAAGAAGTATGTCATCAATGCTGACACGGGCGAGTATCTCGCCATCGTGGGCAGCAAGTTCAACTGCGCCTCGCATGGCGACTTCTACCGCAATGTGGTGAAGACACTTGCATCTGAATTGGGTGATGATGCTCTCAGCACAGCCAAGTTCAAATGGCGCACTGCACACAGCGGCGCGTGGACCATGCTTGATGTGTCACTGCCAAGCACCACCAGCCGCATTCGCACTGACAAGCATGAGGCTGAGATTGCACAGCGCATCATTTCATTCCATGGGATTGATGGCACCTGCAGCAATCAGGTATACTTCGGTGCCATTGACTTCTTCTGCACCAATGGCATGATCCGGGGTGACTACGACAAGGTGAAACGCAAGAACACTGCCAACTTCACGCTTGATGCTTTCATCACTGAACTGAGCCGTGCCAAGGCTGACTTCTACCAGCAGGCCAATGAGATGCAGGTGTGGGCACAGACTGATCTGCGCCATGTCAACGTGCTGTCGCTGCTTGAAGAGATGATTGCCAGCAAGCGCAAGGCTGAGCGCATGTATCAACTCTACATGGCTGAGGCTGCCGTTCGTGGTCATAACAAATGGGCACTCTACAGCGCCTTCACCAACTACGCATCGTATGCTGATGACCGCAACGGCTTCCGCCTTCGCAACACTGATGGTGACACCCGTGCTATCAGCATGTGGGGCCGCGAGCAGGAGGTCAATGAGTGGATCAGCGACAAGCGGTTCAAGCTTCTGCAGGCTGCGTGAGATGCTGATATACCGTGTGACGATCAGTGACAACAGGAGTGGCAGCCCCTTCTGCCACTTCGAGACACCCAAGAAGTATGATGCACTGCGCTACAAGGAGAGGGCCGAGGCACTGCGTCAGCATGTTGAAATCACAGAGCGTCATACAACGTATGACCCTGTGTAATACTAT